CCTGAAAATGCAACAGACTATGAAGTTCAAGTTCCACAAGGATATGAAGAGTATTATCCAGAGGAAATGATGAGTTCATTTAAACAAACAGGACATGAGTTAGGTTTAACACCTAAACAAATGCAAGGATTAATTGAATGGCAGAAAGGTTCTGTAGATTTTCAAATTAATCAAGAGCAGATGGCTGGCGATTCAATGGGTACTAAAACTGAAGAGGATCTTAGACAAGAGTTTGGTGCTAATTACAATAAAAATATGACAGCGGCTAAAAGAGCGTTGGCAGTATATGGTAATGAAGCCCTATCAGAGAAGTTAGCAAACCCAGCCATAGGTAATGATCCAGATTTAATCCGACTACTTGCTAATGCTGGTAAGGATATTAGTGAAGATTCTGCGATAGGCACTGCTAATAACTCCCTAGTAATGAGTAAGATGGATGCTGAGATGCGAATCGATCAAATTCACGGTGATACGAAACATGCTTATTGGGATACTACTAATCCTAAACATCAAGACGCTCAAGAGGAAATGAATCAATTATTTGCAAAAGCACATCCAGAATAAAAAAGTATGGTAAGATAACACGCAAGCGGGGTAAAATCCGCTTGTAACCAGACGCTGCCCTTACGGATAACAGCAGGTTAAAGGTAGTTCTTAAACTCGTGTAGTCAGCGTAATAGACAGGACACCCGAAAGGATAATGACCGTTTTTTTGTTTAATTATAAAAGGAGGGCATTATGTCCACTCAAATTACTACTGCATTTGTCGAGCAGTATAAAAGTAATGTGTTGCACCTTGCACAACAAAAAGGTTCACGCTTACGCGACTCGGTTCGTTTCGAATCAGTAACAGGTAAAAACCACTTCTTTGAAAGAATTGGCTCAGTATCAGCACAGAAGAGAACTTCTCGTCACTCTGATACTCCTCGTATGGATACACCACACTCAAGACGTAGGGTGTCTATGGATGATTACGATTGGGCAGACCTAATCGATCAAGAGGATAAGGTTCGTATGTTAATCACTCCACAGAGCGAGTATGCAATGGCTGGTGCTAATGCAATGGGTCGCGCTATGGATACTGCAATTATTGAAGCTGCAGTTGGTAATGCCTATGGTGGTGTTGCTGGTGGTACTACTATTGCGTTACCTTCAGCTCAGAAAGTTGTTCATGGTTCAGCAGGCTTAACAGTTGCTAAACTTCTATCTGCAAAAGAAATCATTGATGGTTCTGATGTAGATGAAGAAGAAGAGCGTTTCTGTATTCTTTCTGCTAAACAAGTAACTGATTTGTTAAATACTACTGAAGTTAAATCTTCTGACTACAACACTGTTAAAGCGTTGGCACAAGGTCAATTAGATACTTTCTTAGGCTTTAAGTTTATCCGTTCAGAGCGTTTAGGTACTGATTCAAATGGTGATCGTCAGGTTACTGTTTACACTAAATCAGGTCTTGGTCTAGCAATGGGTTCAGAGATTCAAACTCGCATCAGTGAGAGAGATGATAAGAACTATGCTACTCAAGTATTTTTATCAATGACAATCGGTGCTACTCGTGTTGAAGATGAGAAAGTAGTTGAAATTGCTTGTCAAGAATAATAGGAGAATATTATGTCTAGTGTAAAAGGAAGTAATATTACTAATATGGATGCAGTTCCTGCTGTAATGGCAAGTTCTGCTCAAGTTCATGGTCGTATGCGTGTAGCGTATGATTCATACGAAGCATCATCTCTAGCAAGTGGTAGTGACATTACTGTTGCTCGCTTACCAGCAGGTGCTACAGTGTATGAAATCGTGATTGTTCATGACGCTTTAGGCGCTTCATCTACTTTATCAGTAGGTGATTCAGCTGACGCAGATCGTTACATTACTGCAACAGCATCAACTGCTGCTAACGGTAAGATCATTATGTCAGAAGATGGCGTTATTGGTGGTTTCGGTTATGAGAATAGTTCTTCAACAGATGTGTTAATCACAACTGGTGGCGCTACCACCTCTGGTACTATCAAGTCTGCTGTGTTCTACACAATCGACTAAAGTAATACAAAAAAATGAGGGTTTCCTGTAATGGGTTTCCCTCACTATATTCAGGAGAAGTGATATGGCAACAGCGGTTTCCATTTGTTCAAACGCATTAAGAAAACTTGGTGACGATCCGATCACATCCCTAACTGACGATACAGAAAGAGCAAGACTCTGTAACGCATTTTACGAACCCACAAGAGATGCAGTATTGCGTTCACATCCTTGGAATTTCGCAATAGAAAGACAAGAATTAAGTAAGTTAGTAGCTGCTCCTGCATTTGACTACGCTTATCAATTTACTCTACCAACCAGTCCTTATTGCCTTCGTGTTCTCAAAATGGAATATGACGACTATATTTTTAAGATTGAAGGTAGAAAATTATTAACTGACGAAGGAACTGCAAAGATCCTTTATATTGCACAAATAACAGATACAGCACAATTCGATCCAATATTTACAGAAGTTCTAACAGCTAGATTAGCTGCAGAATTAGCATACTCTATTACAGGTAGTAACAGCCTGTCTAAGCAGATGTGGGAATTATATGAAATCAAGATCTCTGAAGCTAGATCTATTGATGGTTTGGAGGGTTTTATTGATGGGTTAGTATCTGATACATTTACATCGTTTAGGGGTTAAATGGCCAGAGTACATCCATTTCAGTCTAACTTCACAGCAGGAGAGTTAAGTCCTCGCCTTGAAGGACAAATAGACTTTAAAAAATATTTCAACGGTTGTAGTGAATTAACCAACATGATTGTATATCCTCATGGTGGTGCTACTCGTAGAGGTGGAACTTACTTTGTATCAGAAGTAAAAGACTCTACCAAAGAAGTAAGACTAATTCCATTCGAGTTTAATGTAACTCAATCTTATGTATTAGAGTTTGGCGATCAATATATTCGCTTTTATAAGGACAACGGTCAGATTCAGTCTGGTGGTTCTGCTTATGAGATTTCTACTCCTTATCTTGAGGCGGAACTATCAGAATTACATTTTGCTCAATCAGCAGATGTTATGTATATCTGTCATAGTAGTCATGCACCAAGAAAGCTATCTCGTACAGGTCACACATCTTGGACACTAACAACACCTACGTTTCAATGGAATGCTTCATCCCCTTGGAGTAGTAGTAATGGCTATCCAAGAACAGTATCATTCTATGAGCAGAGGTTATTCTTTGCAGGTACATCAACTTATCCACAAACTATCTGGGGTTCTAAAACGGCATCATACGAGGATATTCGTACAGGTACTAATGCTGATGATGCACTTGAATATGCTATTGCTACTAACAAGGTAAACGTAATCAGATGGTTACAACCTAGTAGAGATTTAATTGTTGGCACAGGTGGTGGTGAATTTAAAGTAGGTCGCCCACAAGGTGAACCACTAACACCATCTAATGTAATGGTAACTCAACAAACCACTTATGGTAGTTGGACTATCCCACCTATCCAGATCGGTAACGCTATTCTATTCGCACAGAGAGCTAGACGAAAATTAAGAGAGTTCTCATATCAATATCAGAATGATGGTTATATAGCACCAGACATGACCTTGTTAGCAGAACATATTACAGCTGGATACTTAAAGGACATGGATTATCAGCAAGAGCCTGATTCTGTTGTATGGGCTTGTACTTCTACTGGTAGTTTATTAAGTATGACTTATGAAAGACCTGAAGATGTTGTTGCATGGGCAGAACATGAAATAGGTGGCACTGATGTTGAAGTTGAAAGTGTTGCAGTAATTACTAATGCTACACAAGACCAACTATGGGTATCTGTTAAAAGAACGGTAGATGGCTCAACAGTAAGGTATGTTGAATATTTAGACCCAGATATAAATGTTGATTCAGGTATTACAGGTACTGTATCGACCGCTACAACGTCTGTAAGCGGACTTTCTCATTTAGAAGGGGAAACGGTCAAGATTGTAATAAATGACGCTGTATTCCCAGATGCTGTGGTTGCTAGTGGTGCTATAGCTATATCTGTACCAGTAGGTTGGAGTAATGTCGCTATTCAAGTAGGATTAGGATATACATCAACATTAAAGACTATGCGTGTTGAGGCAGGTTCTCAAGCAGGTAAAGCGCAAGGATCAAAGAAAAGATGGAATGAAGTTAAAGTCAGACTACTTAATACAACAGGTGTTAAGATTAATGGCGATCAACTTCCATTTAGAACATCATCAACTCCTATGAGTTCAGGTATTGGTTTATTTACAGGAGATAAACGAGTTACTAATCTTGGATGGGATAGAGATGGTATTATTGAAATCAAACAAGAACAACCTTTACCATTAACGGTATTAGGTATTCATGGTACATTAACGGTGAGTGATTAGATATGGCAATAGCAGCAGCAGCAGTAGCAGCAGCATCAATAGCAGGCGGTGTAATAGGCGCAAGAGGTGCTATTGAATCTGGTAACGCTGCATATAAGATGGGGCAAGTTGAATATGGTGAAACCCTAAACGCTTACCACTATAAAAGAAAAGCAATGCACAGACAAGCTATTGAAGCAATCCACATGCAGGTTGCTCAATGGGGTGGGAGTGGCGCATCGGTAGGTGTTGGTTCAGCTGAATTGAATGTATTAAAGTCTATTAATGACCTACAAGAAGATACAAGAGAAAACCTAAGGACATCTCGTTCAGAGGCATGGAAGCATTGGATGGCTGGAGCGCAGCAATTAACATCTTCAAGATACCAAGCTACTGGCTCTCTATTGTCAGGTATTACTGGTGCGGCCACTGGCTACAAGACAATGAAAGGTTAAATTATGGGAATTAAGATAGCATCAAGAAAAACTGTAGGAGTAGGACAAACGACTCCTATCTCTGGAAACACTAAATGGTTAAGTGCTGCAGCTGCTGGCGGTAAAGGCGCACAAGATTTAGGCAATCAGATCGTATCTGCATCACAAAGATTAGCTTCTGCATTCTCTGACACTCTTAATAAGCAAGAAAAGACAAACGAGTTAAATAGTGCATTAGGACATTTTCGTACTTTTGAACAAGGTGGTGCAGAAGATAATGGCACATACGGAAAAAACTCTCCTTATGGATTGATTAACAGTGGATCGTATGGTGTTTATGATCCAGACACCAATATGATGTCCAATGAAGTGGACTATAAAAATATACATGGATCTGTTGGTTCTATGTACGATCAGTACAAGAAAGACCATATTGATATTGTAAAAGATGATTTTGTTAGATCAAACATGGAAAAACAATGGGCTGCATCAAGAGCCACTGCAATGGGTCATGCTTATCAGCAAGGTTTAAAATATCAACAAGCTACTAATACAACTGTTTATCTAAACGATCTAAATGATACTTTAAAAAGATTAGGTGGTGGTTCGTCAGAGCAAATAGATGAAGCTTATGCAGATGGCTTAACTATGATTGACCAATGGGGTGCTTTTCCAAATCTTAATCCAGAAGGATCTCTAACTTTTAAATCAAAATTTGAAGCGGCATATACAAAACAGAGAGCTTTTAGGGCTGTTACTTTTGACAATCTAAGTTTTGATCATCCAGAAGTAGTTGTTACAGATGATGGTAGTCCTATTACTACTACTGTAGAAAACTATGATAGGGCTATATCTTTATTAAATCATGACTGGACAGCATTAAACGATCCAAACATGACAGAAGAAAAGAAGCAACAGATCATTGATGCAGTAATGTCATTAGATAATGGCGATGTTACAAAGATAGATGGACAAAGGGCTTCCTTACTTCAAAAGTTTGAAAGAGATCGTAGCCTTCGCAACGGTGTAATTGAGAGTCAAAATAATATTATGGTGACTGGTGTTATTAGTCAATTAAATGAATTAAGAAACACTGGTACTTTAACACAAGAGAAGTTGCAAGAAATATGGCCTAATCCTAGCCAAAAAGATCAAAGCTTATATAACGTATTTTTAAATCAGACTATAGGTAAAACTAAGACTGACTTTACTGGCCCAGAGTTATTAGCGTTTAGAAGCTTGAAATTAGATATACAACAAGGCGAAAGTGAAGATCCTATTATGCAGGGTATTATTGACTTGTTTATGAGTGATCCAGAAAAAGCTAAAGTTGAGTTCATGCGTTATGTAGGAAGTAAGTTCCCTTTAATTCCTGATAAACATTGGACTCCGTTAAATACTTTCTTAAAAGAAACTAGCAAAAATTGGAAAGTTTCTAAATTAAAAGCAAATGCACTTAAACTTGCAGAAAACTCATTAATATTACAGGTTCTAAATCCTGACCAGCATAAAAAATTAGTATTAGAAAATGCCACAGCAGAAGAGTTCTGGGCATCTGTTATTGCTAATGGTGACGAAACAAGTATCACTGAAGCTAGAAATCAAGTTCAAAACTTAATGATGAACTTTGAAGAAGTTTTACAGCAGACTTTAATTGAGAAGAAGAAGTTAGATGGAACTTCATTTGAGTCTATGTTGAGTGCGCCACTATACAGGATGGATGAGAATGGGCAAAAAGTAGGAATCTCAGGATATGAAAATGCTAACTATATTGTTCACAAGCTTATTAAAGAACAACAGGGTGCAACAAGTTCAGCAACACTTTCTAATATTAAAAATAAGATAAACCAAAAAAAGATAGATGAAGCTAATGAGATTAAACAAGCTCAAAAAAGGACTGTGTATTCTAGTAATGAATTAACTAATAAGCTTACAGACTGGTCACTTAATAATGGATGGGATAAATCACTAACAGCTAATCAACTAGAGATAGCGTTTGATGATGGATCTACATTCTCAATGCCACTTCCAGAAGGTATGACTCAAGAAGATGGAGCTATGCTTTATTATTCTAAAATTGCACAAATGCAAAAGGGAGATCCTAATCTTGTTGTAAATATACCATCAGACTCTCCTATTCCACAGGGATGGCCTTCACGCTTAGAGCCTCTTGAGCATCAGAAAGCTAGACAAGCTGCATTAGCTAATGGCACTTTTGATCAATATCTACAAGCTGATAACTTAACAGATCAGATGGATAAAGATGTATTAACAATAGATAGACAGATTCAAACGCTATCCGAGGAAAAAGCCCAATTAGATGAATTTATTGCATCAGGCGATAGTAAGAATATTGAAGCTTGGCAAAATAAATCTACTGATCTAGAGATAAAAATCGGTGAATTAGAACTTAAAAGATACGATGCTCAAATAGGAATTGTTAGAAGTGAGATAGAATCAGAGAAACAAGAACTAACTGAAGTTGAACAACAAATTGAAGCTAAGGAAGCAACTATACAAAATATTGAAGAAAGTAACGCTGCAGAAGAGAAAGCAAGAATAGAAGCAGAGAACAGATCTTTAGTATTAAAAGCAATAGATACAACATCTGAAAATATGATGGAGTTTGCTTTAGGATTATCTAACTTCTTGATTGGCGACTTCTACAGTATGGGTGGAGATGCTAGAAATATTAAAAAATGGATAGTAGAGAAAGGCACTATTGTTGAATACTTAGATAGTACGACAAACATTGATTACTCATCTTATGATGCTTGGCATGAAACTGGTATTTCAGAATGGAAGGCACATCCAAAACCAACAAAAGCACTATACAAAAAGTACAAATCAGTTCATGATAAAGCAGTGAAAAGAGATGCTAAGTTATTAGAGATGCTCGAAAATGTATATAAACGAAGAGGTTTTTCTACTGATACAACAGCAGGCGATAAAGATGAAAAATCATTCTTAGGCATGGAGCATTTTGAAAATGAAACAGAAGCTAGAGAGTATCTAAGAAGCAGGGGAAATACGTCTGCTGGCGGTGTATGGTATATCGAAACAAAAGACGGAAGGATTATTAAGTGAAATCACAATATATAACTGATAGATTAACAGACGGTTATACTGCTGAACAAGCAAGGACATCATTCCTAAACAAGCGTAATGAACTTCTTGGATTGGGAAGAACAGATGCTGAGATTAACACTGAGTTAGGTGTAACTTTAAATCCTATAATGTCTTATAGTGGTGGATATAGTAGCATCGTAAGTCAAGGAGATACAGGTTATAGTCAGCCTATGGAAGTGTTAGGTGATGCTGGTAGATTTAATTGGGATAAAGAACCAGTTATGGATGGCTTTACTCAATACCCTAAGTTTGCTTTTGAAACTGAATCTGGTACAAAATATCATCAAATAGCTACAACAGTACAAGGCGGCAGATGGGAGAATATGCCTAATGCTGAAGATAAGTACAACGAATATTTACAATGGAATAAAGAAGATGTAAGTGCTGATTTATTTAATGTATGGGGTAATAAGCCTGAATTAGCAAGTGAAATTGCTCAGATAATCGATGCAGGTATGTCTTGGGATCAGGCGAAAGATCGTTTACAATTCTTTGATACTACTAGACAAAACAATCTAGATGACGGTACTAAAGATGAAGTGTTTGGTAATCCAGAGATTATGCCAGAGGGTTTTGTACGAATGCGTACAGACATTGAAAGTTGGGATATAGAGGGAGATGTTCCAGTTTATTCAATCAATCCAGAGTATCAAGTTGTTCCTGCTGAATTTGAAGAAACTACTTTAATGCGTACTAGAGAGTGGGCGAGAAAAAATCAATGGTACTGGAGTGACGAAGATCAAAGACGTAAACCACCTATTGATATGAATCCTGATGAGTATGAGTGGGATTGGTTTGATACTATTGAGCATGGTGTGCAGCAATCTGTATTTGCTATGGGTATTAAGTTTCATAGTATTGAAGATGGTGAAACTCTAACTTTGAAAGAATTACTTGGTGAATCTATTTATTTAGAAGAACAACCTATGATGAAGCAGTTGGTTTATGCTGCAGCAGGTATTGTGCCAGATTCACCTATTTTCTGGGCTGGTTGTAAAGGTGGTACTGCGGTAGGTGGAGCTGTTGGATCTGCAGTGCCAGCTGTAGGTACTGCTACTGGTGCTACAGTTGGTTGTTTTGCAGGAATGTTCGGTGTTCATGGTGCTATTCGTAGTATTTACAATGACTTATTAGAGAATGCTGTAGATGTAGAAAACGAACAAGATTTTATGAAGTATCTGACTAACGCTATTCGTGAGTTTGGTGCAGAAGCTGTTATTGGTGCTATTACTGGTACTGCTAGTGCTGCCTTCACTAAGCTGGCCATGAACTCTAAAAATCCTTTTGTTAGATCTATTATTAAAGGAACTACAGGTAAGAATGGTAAAAAATATGGAGAGAACTCTGCCAGACTTCTAACTGAAGCTATAGCAATGACAGAGGCTGCACATCTTGATCCTGTAAGGAACACATTAGATTTAACTCTGCCAGACGGTATTTTTCCTACAGCAAGTGAATTTGCACATAGTGTAGCTGTATTATCTATATTACACACTACTAATACTGGTATATCTAAAACTCTTGCACCAATCAAACTAAGACTTGGCACTACAGATTACGCAGTAAATAAAAGACTTAGAAAAATATTTGTCCAGTTTGGAATACGACCTGAAACATTTACCAGTTACTTAAAAGATAATCCAGAAATAGCTAAAGGGATTATAGAAGCTATGCGTGCTACGCCTAGAATTAAAAATGGTAAATACTTCTATGATCTACCTAAAGAGATTCAAGCATCATTACATGCTATTATTATTCAAGGGCAAAAATCTACTGCTAAACATACTACTACTGATGGGATTTATAGAGCATCTCAATATACCTATCAACATGATAGAGCGAGTGGTGGACAAAAGATTGAACTAACAACCGCTGAACATGCTACAGCTGCAGCAAAAGAAGGTACTCCAGTAGTACAAAACGTCAGAGTTACTCTTCGTAGAGCTAGAGATAAAGGCATTAATGCTTGGGAGATCGAGAAGTTTGATGGCGAGGTATCTGCAGAGGGTTTAAAACACATGATTGAGATGTTTGCTGAAAAAGGCAACGATATTTATATTGGTAAGGGTGTTGAAGTACCAACTGAATTAATCTCTATTATCGATTCTGTAATAACTAAAAGAACAGAAAAACATGATAGTGAAATTAAAGATCTGACTGATTTAGATATAGACCTATTTCAGATTGACGATATGATTAGAACTAAAGGTTTAGAAGCTGCAGAGTTGGGTGGAGGTAAAGAAGCCCAGAAGCTAGTTGTTGATTCTCTCCTAACCATGAAAGAGCTAGTTTATGGTGAGTCTATAGAAGCTGCAAGTATTAAATCTAAAGAGCTTATTGAAAAAAGAACACTTGAGCTATTACGTCAGAGTTCAGAAAAGGAATATGACAATAACGGTGGTTTTCATCTACCAGAATACTTAATAGCAACAAATCAAATAAAACTGAAAGGCCAGCATGAGTTCTCTTCTATTGAAGCAGTAAAATTACCTACAGTCGAAGAAATCAGAAAGAATAATGATGAAGGCTGGGCTATTGTTTCTCATTCATCTAGAAGATCTGATTTAACCAGTTTTGATGCTAGATCAGAGTTTTTATTACACATAGGTGATGATGCACAAGCTGCAGCTAGATTAGACAATCCATTCATTTATAGAGTTTTGTCAAAGATCAGCAATCCTTTGGTTATTAAATCAGAGCAATTAGCAAATGGTTTAGAAGATTGGCGAGGCGTTGTTTCTTACTTGCAGCGTAAAGGTGTCGATCTTATGACCAGAGATGAAGCTCAGGACATAGCTAGAAAGAGAGTAGGAAGTACAACATATCCTAATTCTAATATGGCAATGCGATCTTTCCTTATGGAGAGAGGTTATGATGCTATCTATTACAGAAATGAAGTTAAAGATGTAAAAGGTAAGAGTGAAGCTAGAGATTCAGCTGTATTATTAGATATGAGTAAGGTTAAGATTCTAGGTGTCATGAAGAAAGAATATGATGCTAATGGTAAGCTTAAACTTAATTTCACAAAAGAATTAGCTAATGCTGAAGCTTTAGACCTTGCAAGTACACAATCATTTAATCTTGGACTGGTAAGAGATGCGGAGCGTTTTAATAGAATGCTTGAACTACCTGATATTGTAGAACTAGGCAGACTAATGATGGATGGTAAGTTTGCTGTAGTTACTAATAAATTACCAGAAGGTGTTAGAGGTAGAGCTATTGTTCATGAAGGTGCTGAATTAAAAGCTGCTATTAAAATCAATGCTGAATTAGGTAAAGATACAGCACAACTAATGGCGACATTGATGCACGAAATTGGACATGTTGTTGATTACATATCTAAGGAAGGTGATCATACTATGGCCAGAGGTAATATTCTTGGTCGTATTGCTAGTCTTAAAAAACACTTTGGTAAATATTATCAAGGTACTCCAAGTGGAGAAAAGCCTTTAACTAAAAGTGAAATTAAAGATCTACAGAAAGAAGCTAGAAGATTAATCAATGAAACTGCAAAAGACCTATCCAATATAAAAGAAGTAAAGGATCTTGGTATTACTCCGCAGCAGATTAAAGACATCTTTACTGGTGTTATGAAACGTGCTGAAGTAGATCCAAAGCTGTACCTATTTATTCAGAAAGCACATAGGAAGCTAAAGAAAGAAATCACTAGATCTGCAATGAAAGGACAGATACATCCAGAAATTGTTAAGATTCTTGATGCTGGTGCTAAGACTAATGCTACACCTGATCACTTAGCTGATAAGGTTAAAGCTAAGTTTAAAGAGATGTTTGAGGCAGAGGTTACTAGAAGAAAGCTATTATCGCAAGATTTAATTCATCAAGAGTTATATGAGTTATCAAAAGAATGGCGGCCTTTTAATGAAGAAACAGCGAGTAAAGATTTTCTTGCTTATCGCAATAGTTCTAAAGAAATATTTGCAGACTTTATAAGTGCTTTAGTTGTAAATCCGTTTTTCACCAAACAAAAAGCTCCTAATGCTTATGATGGCTTTATGAGCTGGCTGCATGAAGGGCATCCTAAGTTTAGAGAAAACTGGTTTAAATTACAAGATGCTCTTAATACCCCGAATGGTAGTAGGAAAAATCTTAATTTGCGTATTCTAAATGGTATGCGTGATGGTGATTTAAAGCGTATTGAAATGATGGAGCAAGATCTAGATCCTAAAGAGGGATCTAACACTATGAAGTACAAGTTGTATGATGAATACTTTGCTATCACTAGAGATCAAAATCTATTTGAAGATAGAACTGGTAAGACATGGAGGGAGGGAGAAGATCCAACTTTATCAGTAGAGAAAATGCTCTACAACAAATCTGCCCATGAGCAATACATCTCAGACTTGCAGCTTATGGTTAGAGAGTTTGCTAAAGATATGGAGATCCCTCAATCAAATATTGAGTTGTATTTATTTTATAGACGAATTGCACTAGGTGATCGTTCTGAACTTATCAATCCTTATGGTGTGGATAGAAAGGTTGCTACAGAAGAGATGGCTGTATTAGAAGCACAACATCCAGAGTTGAGAGATGTAGCTGAACAATTCTGGATGGTTAGACAAAAGAACTTTATTAATGAAGTACAAGACTCTAATATGTTTGATCCTAAGCTAAAGCAGAAGATCATTGAGAATAAAGATTATGTTAAGTTTAATATCGTTGAACACATGGATGCTCGCTACGGTAAAGGCATGGGTGCTAAACTGATTGGTCAGATTGGTACGTTCAAAGGTGTTGAAAGCCCACTAACTGCTACTGTATTTAGTGATTTATCGATCATTGATGCTGTTGTAAAAAACAAAGCTATTGACAATACTATTAAGATGTATGAAGAGGCGTTAAAAGTAGCACCTAAGATGTTTCATTTTGAAAAGGCAGAATATGAAACAGTTATGCTTAATGGTTTTGCTGTTGAAAGACCTGTTGAGCCTCATGGTGAAAAGTACAAAGGCAAGAATCTAGAACTACTTATGGTTATGCGTGAAGGCAAGCTAAAAGGATTCTATGTTGATAAATGGGTTGCTAAAGCATTTAAAGAAAGTGCTATAGATAGATATAAATCTTGGTCATTGATTCAACACATGAACTCATACTTTAGAGAAGTTTACACTGTATCAAATCCAGGCTTTATGTTGTTTAATGCTGCTCGTGATTTCCAACGCACAGTTAAAAACCTACCTAGTCGTGGTTGGTATGATGAAGTACCTCTAGTTAAATGGGCTTCTTATCTTCCATTCTGGGCTAAGGGTGGTATTGATGGCATTCATAGATACTTCGGTATTAAAAGCCAAGTTATTGAGAATATGAGAAGTAATAGATCTCTTATTTCAGTAGCAGAGCCTTGGGGTGAACCTTCTGATGTAATGGCTATGGAAAGAAGAATAGCACAATTCAGTCAATCTAAAGCATCGTGGAACGAATACATACATCATCCTTTCAGGACAATGATTGATGGCGTTAGAATTTTTGGTCAGTTTGTTGAAACACAAAACAAGGCTGGTGGTCAGAGATATTTAGAGCGTCACTTTCCTGAGTTATCTGCAGAGAGAATCGCCCACATTGTAAGAGTACAACTAGGCTCTCCAGCTTTCCTTAGAAAAGGTGAGGCGTTTTCTGTATATAACAACTTATTCATGTTCTCTAATGCTATGAAAGAGGGTTGGAGAGGTGACTGGGAATCATTTAGAAGAGATCCTACAACTGGTAAGAAGTCATCTAAAAGATCTGCTGAGTATTTAAACTCAACATTCCAACAAGCGTTTGCGACTAAAGCTCTGATGTTCGCTATGGCTCAAGGCCTAGTAGGATTAACAGATGAAGATAAAGCTAAGAACGCAACAATCATGGGAATGGTATCTAACTATATTAAAACAAACTATATTGTTATTCCTTTAGATTTGGTTGAAGTTCAAGGGCCAGATGGAGAAAGCTGGGTACAAAAAGGTATAGTATTGACTATCCCATTAGATGAAACAGCTAGATTCATTAGTGGAAATGTATGGCAAATGCTAACTAATTCCCCTCTAGCTCATCCTGCCACAAGAACAGGTGAGTTTGGTGAGGGTCTAATGGACTATGCAGCAGGACAAACACCGTCATTCTCTCCACTATTCAAGATGCTACAGCAAGCTGGTGATTACTATATTGGTAATGGAAATCCTTATGACTATTTCAGAGAAGAGAATGTTATTAGTGAACAAGCCCAGAAAGCTGGTGGAGAAGCTAGATCAACAGAATGGCAAGATAATATCTGGAGTAGTATGGGTGGTCGTATCTTCTATAAAGACACACCAGACTGGATTAGAAATGTCATGGGGTATGAAAATAGGATTGACTTAGGAGATTTATCTAATCTTGGTAAGGAAGATGCTAACAACAAGCTATTAACATTCATTAAAGAAAATAATGATCTGCCATTTATGGAAAACATATTAGGTAGATGGTTAAGAGTAGTTGATTCTGGAGATCTTCCACATGCTTTAGGTACTGTTAAGAATGAAGCTATGTACTCTCAAGAAAACATTGACATCAACAATGCAATCGCTAAGATGCTAACTGGACATGGTGATCAAATTACTGAGCGCGAGTCTATAGCACTCCAATCCAAAAAAGGAAAAGATATTCTTAGTAGATCAAGTAACATGATGCGTAGATATGGATCAAATGCTTGGATGCACGAATTTAGATCTGCAAATGGGGATAAGAGAAAAGAGGCTGATATTTTGGCAGCAGCATTGAAGTTAAAGAATGCTACTGGAGATCTTAATGCCAAACAGTTTTTAGACACTTATTACCAGAAGGGAATAAAAGGCATGAAGAGGGATATGGGAAGAAGTGGGGCAATGCCTAATTTCCCTAATATACAATAATATATTTGTTATAATCGAAAACAATTAGAGGTTAAATATGGCAGTTTCAAGCACAACAAGTAAGGTAAGTTATTCAGCATCAGCGTCACAGACTGTATTTGCGTACACATTTAAGATATTCGCAGATGCAGATTTAAAGGTTTATGTTAATGATGTCTTAAAGACCTTAACCACAGATTACACTGTATCTGGTGCAGGTGTAACATCAGGTGGTAATGTAACCTTTGGCACAGGATTAACAGCTGCAGATTCAGTAGTTATTGAAAGAGTCTTAACCCTTACCCAAGGAACAGACTATGTAGAGAATGACCCATTCCCAGCAGAAACCCATGAAGATGCACTAGATAGATTAACCTTTGTAGCTCAACAACATCAAGATGCTTTAGATAGATCAGTTAAGTTTGCTACTACGGTAACAGATGCAGGTGATGTAGAGGTATTAGGTTCTGCTACAGCAAGGGCTAGTAAGTTATTTGCTTTTGACAGTGCAGGTGACTTGGATATTACTCAAGAGATTGGTGTTTATAAGGGAACAGATGCTACTACGACTACAGCAGCCTATATTCAACGCGATATTGTTAAATCAACTACTACTGCTCAACTAAACAATGTTTATATTTGTACTGCGGCTTCAGCTAGTGGTACTGCTTTAACTAACACTTCATACTGGGCATTGATCGTAGATGCGGTAAGTGCGGCTAGTTCAGCTACGGCAGCAGCTTCATCAGCTAGTGCGGCTTCTACTTCAGCAACTAATGCGGCAACCTCTGCAACTAATGCAGCGACATCAGAAACCAATGCAGCTACAAGTGCTACAAGTGCTTCTGGTTCGGCCACAACAGCTACAACTAAAGCAACAGCAGCAGGAACATCGGCTACAAATGCAGCAACTAGCGAGACTAACGCAGCAAGTTCAGCAACAGCGGCTGCAAGTTCAGCAACCAGTGCTAGTGGTTCAGCTTCTACAGCAACTACTCAAGCTAGTAATGCTTCAACAAGTGCTACATCAGCTAGTGGTTCTGCAAGCACAGCGACTACTCAAGCATCTAATGCGAGTACCTCAGCAAGTACAGCAACTACACAGGCATCTAATGCTTCTACTTCAGCGACTAACGCAGGT